AATCCAAAATCTAACTCAGCACCTATAAATTCCCAAGTAGCGAAAGTATGTTCTGTCATTTGGATAGTTACATAAGTTGCTAATTTTTCGTAGTACTTACCATAACCATAACAAGCCTTGCAATCCTCAAAAGTTTCGTATGCTCTAACTTGTTTACCGACATTTGTAAAAGCTTCTATTTTCATTCCCTTTGCTTTAGCCGATTCTATTAATTCTGTAAAAGTTGCCATATCGTTTGTATTTTAATTATACCGCTAATATACGAATATTTTAAAGTTAAAAACAAATAAAACTTAATTTATTTAAAGTATTTATGTGTTTTTTAACATTTATAGCGTAAAAATAAACATAACACTACCTATAAACACATATTTTCGTACCTCAAATACGATGTTATAGCTCTACCCGTTGTAAGTAATTTATATGCAACTAAAGCAATCTTTACAAACTTCGTGTAGTTGGTCATCGTTTTGTCCGCTTTTTTTCTCATTACAGGAATGGCATATAAACTCCGTACAACACGGTATATAATTAATGGCTTTTAATGTCATTTCTACACAATCATTGATTAATGCGTCATCGAGTGCATCAATGTTATGTTTTTTAATCAAAGTAAATTTAATTTCTGCTAATATTTCGTTTTTTGTTTTCATCTCTATTTATTAAGTTAAGTTATTAATTTACGCCACTAATCATATACCAGTACCGTTAGAGTTAATATTTGGCTCAAAAGTCATAGATCGCGTGCTAATTAGCAGTAATACCGTAACTTTTGTAAAGTTTACCTAAGTAAATCAAGCCAAAAACTAACAATAACAATGCATAAAAAAAATAACTACTTTAGATTTTCTAATTCAATTTGTAGTTCAGCTATTTTAGTAATTAAAAGCACAGTTACATAGTCTTGGTAACTACCTTTTTTGTATGTTTTTGGGTCTATTGTACTATTTATAGTTTGTTGCATCTCTGCTTGTATTTGTTCAGCTCTTTTAGCTACTTTGTTATTTACTTTTATCATTTTTATTAAATTTAGTTCTTAATTTTCCGTTACTTTTCTTATGCTAATTCATTGTGTGTAATGCTAGTCATAGCCATATTCAGAACTTACTTCTTCCATAATTTCTTCAGTACTATCACAAACAAAAGTTTCTCTCCAACTTCCGTAGCACCAAATTTCACAAAGCCATTTATTTTCTTGCCACCAAACCTTGCCATTAAAATTCCATCCAGCATATCTACTAAATAGTTCTTTGCCTTTTATGGCTTGTTCCGTTTCCTTGTCTATTCCTCTATCAAAGTTGCTCATAAGTTCATCACCGTCAAATTCAGAGAAACTTTCGGGTAATCTAGTCGCACTACACACAACAACAGGTATAGTGCATTGCTTAGTTTTTGCGTTTTTGTTATCTGTATTCATATTTCAAAGTTTTTGTGTTATTAACTAAGTTTCGTGCTATAAGGTCGCAACGACACCATACCCAAACCGTTGTGGTGCATTTTTAGAAGCAACCATTTTCTTGACATCGGGAATATGGTCTAAAAACGTCCACTTCGCCACCACAACACAGCATATAAATCATAGCCTAAGTAGGTGCTTCATTCGATGGTTCAAGCGTATCATCTTTTTCTTTTATTTTTTCTTCCCACGCTTTTAGGTGCGTAATTAAACTATCTACGTTGCCTTGATACTTCTTAGGGCAACGATTACGGGAAACGCTACTTTCGTTTCCCGCTAAATATCTGCTTAATCCTACCCAGTTGATTAAATCTTCCATTAATTCCAATAGTTTCTTTTTCTACTTCCTTGAGTTCTTACAGCTTCATTCATTTCTTCAGAGTCAACTGTATAAAATTCATCTTTGTAATCTTCAAAAGTTTCCCAGCTATTTTCCCAGTTTTCAGAGTTTTCTTTTGCATCTACATAAGCCATTGCTTCTTCTTGGCTATTAAATTCATTTACTACTTTGTTGTTGTTTGTTCCGTCAATTAAAAAATAAGTTTTCATAATATTTGTTTTAATGTTGTTAGCGTTATTGCTTATACAAATATACAAGGATATTTGAAATAAATAACACAAAAAGTGTTAAAATTTCAAATACCCTTGAATTTTAACATTTGTAAAGGGTTTTGCTACGCAATTTGCCAACGCTAAAAAAAAATAAAATAAAAAGGGCAGGTGATTATTTTTAGGTTGTTGGTTTTCAAGGACTACAATTCATATGCGTAGAACGTTATGCACCATTACCATTGGTGGTTTAGGTAGTGACATCCAATGCGTTACTAATCCATGTGTTAAAAAATTAGCATCTAATCTTCTATCATTTACGGCAGGTTTATGAGTGTATCTCACTGCAATTTCCATTGTTTCTATCATTTGAGCAGGTCTTTTAACCATTACCAAGTATTTTTTAATATCGGTTGGTAAGCGCTCATCTGTCTTAATCCATTCCATAATTTACTGATTTTACACTAACCGTTATCGGTAATTTATATACACTTTATAGCCTAGTTTGGTAAGTATTGCTGTTAATGCATTTTTGCTATCTTCTGCATTTTGTTCATCTAATTTCTCACCGTTTAAGGTTATATCTTGCCCGGAATTATAACAGCACCCATCACCGCAATTATAATCCCAATCTATTAAATCAATTTCTAATAAACTACTGCTAACACCGTATAAAGCTAATTGTTCTTTATGGTATCTTATTTGGTCTCTATGTAATATTTCTATAATCTCTTTTTGCCTATCTTCTCCAAATACGCTAAGTAATTCTTTTAATCTAATTTCGTCTTTTTGTTCAGTCATAATTTATTTTTTAAGTTCTTAATTCACGTACTTGCCCTTAAACTATATATAATTAATAAGGCTATTTAGGTCTTTTAATTAATCGAAACAACCTTAAAAAACCTCTAAACCTGACTAGGCATTATCATAAAATAAATCCCCTCTTTAGTTCTTGTTTCTTCTATTGTAACCTCTTGTCTTTTTTTATTCTCGTATCTTATAGGAGATACTTCTTTAAATGGTTTAAAATTATACTGGATGTAATTGATAGTTTCTTTAGGTTTATATTTAAAATTCTTCATTCTATAATACCTTTCTTTATTTTTTTTTAAAGTACAGTCTATACAATAAGTTCCTACGTTATTCTTTTTTGTTATATCAGTGTAAAACCTATCCATTTCCTTTATCTCTAAACAATTAGGACAATTTTTATTTGTTTTATTTTCCATAGTTATAGTTATTAATATAAATTAACCATTCTAAATAGTTTTTTTTCGGTTTACTTGGATATACTGTTTTCATAACATTTCGTTTTGTTGTGTACAAATATAAATATAAATATGTAACTTACAGCACAAAAGTTAAATAATATTATTTATTTTTAACCCCAAATTATATACTTTGTTATAGCACATTAGCAAAAAGAGTTAATTGCTTATTTATACTTTTTGTAAACTTTTTTAATTGAACTTTATCAAAATTATAGTTCACTATTTCATCTATTACAAGTGCAAATTTATCGCCTTCATATAATGCTTTTAAATAACGTGCTAATCCAAAGTAAAGCTTTTACACTCCGCTCATTTAATATACCAATCACGTTTTTAATTCAATTCTTTTTGCAATTTAACTATTTGTATTTGTTGAATGGTTAGCTCTTTTCTCATTCTTTTAATCTCGCTTTCTAAATCACTATTCAAGTCTAAAGATAATTGAATTAATAATATAGCGTTGTTAATACTCCAAAACATTGTGCGAGTACTTGGGGGCATCCTTTGGAATACCTGTTCCCTTGTGTACATCTCTAATCCTTTATCGTTTAGTTGGTACTTTCCATATCTGTTTAAAACTTGTTCTTTAGTGATAAACAATTGATTTTTCAAAAAAGTAATTTCATCGACTGTAAAGGACTTTAAAATATTTTCGGGGTTATCTATTATAAATCTAGTAAAAGTATCTGTATTCATCTAAAAAGGGGTTATATCGTTATCTGTTGGCACTAATTTATCTGTAAAGTCAAACTCGTTATTCGGTTTTAAAACTTTTGGTTGTTCTTGTTTAATAATTCCAGCTGGTCTAAATTCGTTTAAAGGGTCTAGTTTCTGGTCGTTAAAAAAAGTATTAGGATCTAAGATGTTTATATCTACATAACTGTAACCTAAACCTTTGTTGAACTCAAAACACAAAGGAGCATCTTTCATTGTTTGCCCTCCTCCTGTTTCGGTGTCTTTAACCTTAACGACCTCAACTTGTGTAAACCATTTCAAATGCTCGTGATTTGTAAGCCTGTGAAAAACATTGAAGTTATCCGCTCTACTCGCCCATTGTTGCCCACCCTCAATATGTGATTTAATTGGCGGCATAACAAAACCGTTTAACTCGTGGTCTTTAGGATATTGCCTTCTACTTGCTTCTGTAACGGTGTGAGCAGAAACATAAACCGTTTTGTCTGTTTGATTACAAAACTTTCTAATGTCGTTTGAAATTCTATAAGTACTTTTAGTAGTTCCAAATTGCTCCTTGTGTTCTAAACCGTTTAAAGGGTCAATAAAACAAACATCGCTTTTAGTGTCAGCGTAAAGGTCAAGTAGTTCTTTATGCGAGTAAAGATTGTTTCTATCTATCCAGTTAAAATATCTTTCGATTATTAACTTCCCCCTTTGTACTTCCTTGTAAGTTATATCTGTTAGTTTACGACCGTAGTACATTTGTATTAACTTTCTCTTTTGTTGTTCGGGTTTATTTTCCCCACTCCAAATATCAAAATTTAAATCGTGTTTTAAGGCTAGAACTAGAAAGTACCATAAATAAAAATCTGTCTTACCAACGTTGTCAATTCCGATTCCCAAGTTAAACTCCCCTTTCTTAAAACTCAAATGCTCGTCAACTTCATTTATTCCTATTCCTAATCCTTGTTGTATTCGACCGTTGTAAAAGTCGTCAAGGTATTGTTCCCCAAAGTTTGATTCTAAAAATGCCATTGTTTACGGTTTTTTGTTTTTAAATGCTTCTGCTAACTTCTCCTCGTAAATCTCTTGCTTTGTTTTCTCTTGACTTGTTTCGTTATCTGTATTCAAGTATTTAGCAAAATTTTCATTTCTTAAAAAGTGAGAAGGTGTTACCATATTATTTTCATTCGCCCACTTGCTTAAAGTCATTTGTTTAAAAGCGTGTTTAAAATCTTCTTTTGTGTATTTAGCCTTTAATAATTTTTTATAATTATTAACTCCTGTTTTATCCAAACTTCTAAGCTTTCCTTTTCTTCCTTTTTCAATTTCTAAAGAAACGTTAAACCAATTTAAAAACTTCTCCACATTGACTAATTCTTCTTTCTCTTTCTCTTTCTCTTTCTCTTTCTCTTTCTCTTCTACTTGTTCGGTAGGGGGTAAATAACCCCCTTGCCTACCCCCTTGCCTACCCCCTTCAGTAGGGGTGTTAACTTCTTGATTTAATGATGTTTTAGTCTTATCTTCATATCCTTTTACTTGTGAGTCTATAGAGTTAGTTTGGGATATGTAAGCAAACTTAGCCATACCTGTTAATCCCTCTGGCTTCTTTCCTAAGAACTGCCTATCTAACAACGCTTCTATAAATTGCAATTTATCTTTATCGCTAAGTTCGTTGTAAACATCGTAATAACTTCTAAAGAAATTAAAGCCTTTTCTTTTTGTTTCCTTAAACATCTTTAACCTCCTCTTTTTCTTGGTTAAAGACACCGCAAACAAACAATTTTTTGTGATAAGGGTTTAAATACAATAGTGATTTTTCGTCCTCGCTATAAAATATAGTTCTTGGACTTTTTAGCTTAGTAGTTCTCTTAACTACTCCTATTTCAATCAAACTTAAATAAGTTAAGTAATCTAATCTAGGTAATGTTTTAACTCTCTTGAGAGTCTCTGTTGATATAACAGTTTCATTCATAATATTTCGATTTAAGATATCGAGAAACTATTTAAAACGCAAAAACCCCTATATCAAAAAGTAAGTCTCACGTACTTTTATCAATAGAGGTTTTTAATTTCTTTAAGTTGCACTTGTTTGAGACTTACAACAAAACAAAGATAATTAAATTATTTATTTATCCAACTCTTTAATTTTATATTTTATAAATTCACTACCTTTTTTAACTATTTCTTTTTTAACGTTTAATTCAAATATTTGCCTATCGTCAAAGTTATACTTCTTAACTAACACGTCTAAGAAAGGCTTTAAAGGGTTATCTATATCAGATAACTTACTGCTAAACCCGAAAACAACATTTATCTTTAAACAACCTTTAAATGATGCTTGAGGTAGTAACGAACTTAACTCTTTTTCGTATTGGTGGTACTTCTTAGTCTTGAACCTGCGACCCTGCCAAACTTGATTAACTGATAACGGTTTTATTTTAACTACATTCATTTAACGATTCTTTATTTGGGAACTCAATATAAACACCTTTATCTGAAAAGAATTTAGTTATAACGTCTATTATTTCATTCATTTGCTTAGTGTTTAAATCTTTAGTACTATCAATATTAAATAAAGTTTTTTGAATTGGTCTCCAAAAATGCTCTTTAACTATTCTCTCGTTGTATCTAGTTTCTAAAACTTGACCTTTTAAACCAAAGTATTTAAACTCTAATCCTAATTCGTTCAACTCTTTACTAATTAACAAAAAATATTTATGTAAAGCTCTATTTTGTAAAGACGTTCTTTTGTCACTCAATACTTTTAACTCAACCTCTTTGCCCTTTTCAATTGAATGATTAAGCCTTGTTATTGCTTTTTGTATTTCTATGTTATTACAAAGGTTGTAAATCATTTTACCATATCTTTTAAAAACTCATCGACTTGAAAACTATTACGTTTAACCATTCTATCAAAAAGATTATCCATTGTTTGCTCGTCTATCTCGTAAGCCTGTTTAAATTGCTTGTAAACCTCTATTTGCAAAAAGTCTAAGTACTTATTTGTTTTACCTTTTAAATCCCTCACAAAGCCTTTAGTTTGCCTTATATTAGATAAACAATATTCACTATTTAATACGGCTATGTAAGCCCCTAACAAATATACGTGGTCGTCTGTTATTTTCATTTCATTAACTGTTTAATAATTAGCATAATAAATATAACAGCCAGCAGAAGCCAGCCGTTATGTTTTGGATTTCTAAAAATATAGATTATTCTAATCATATTTTTTATATTTTATTTTTAGTCGAAAGGCAAATCCTTATCATTTTCAAATGGTCTATTTTCAGTAGGGGCAGAACTTGCACTAACTCCAAATACTTTCCACGCTTGTAAACTAACATAGTGTTTGCCGTTGTACTCATTACCTCTAATATTAAATGAAACTTCAACCTCACTACCTACTTTGTTGTATTGTAAAAAATTATCAATCTTATCTTTTACAATATCAAATTTTACATCCTGTGGGTATTGTTCTTTTGTTGTTACTACAAATTCAACTTTTCTAAATCCACTATCAAAGGTTTGAACTTCTCCGATTTGCTTAATGTTTCCTTTTACTTTTAATTCACTCATTTTTATTTATTTTTTATTTTTTCTAATTTCAAACTCTCTTTTCTTTAACTCCTTGTACGCTTTTTGACTTCTACTTTTTAAACCTTGCCACGCTTCGTCTTGTTCGTAATCTTGTTGCCATCCATTTTCGTCTATTAGTTTAACTTCCATTTGTTCCCTTTGGTTTTGTTCTAATGATTGGTAGGTTTGCATTTGCATACGGACATCTATAAATTCTTGTTTACTTGCTCCCATAGTTATTTTATTTTTTCTTTTAATTGCTTTAATTGCTCGTATTCTAATTCAAATGTATTAATAACTTTTTCTATTTGTTCCTTTGTCCCTTTGCTTAAGGTTGCTTTAAATTGCTCTAATGTTAGTTTTTTCTTAGCTTCTGTTTTAGAATTATCTAAACTATCAATTTCTTTACTATCATCAATTAGAAACAAACCGTTTAAAGCATACTTTCTAGCGTAGGAACTTGAACTTCCAAAGATTTGTGCTATATCCATTCCTTTACGATTTGGGTTAATTCCAGCCTGTGCAGTTACAATTCTATTAACTCCCTCACTATTTGTAATAGTTGCTTTAGCTTCTATAAATGTTAATTCTCCAACATTACAAACTAAGTCAGTAATCGTTAATGTACATTCGTGCTTTTTTAATAAAGGTTTTAACGCTTCTAATACGTCCTCACAACTTCTATAATTATACTTACCAAAATTGTTTCTTTGGTTTTTAGGCGCTTTTAATTCACTTTGTATATTTATTAATTCTTTCATTTCGTTTGTAGTTTAATATCTTCTTTTATTATTTCAGTTAATTTTTTGTTGCTTATAAGTAGCAAGTGCGCTAACTTGTTTATTTGCTCACTATTGAATTTCCAGTAAGCGTGCTTATATGTTATATGCCAGTTTTCTTTAGAACCGCAAACTATTTCTTTAATTTTAACAGTAGATTCTTTACTGTTAATAATAAGTTGCTCTAATTGATAAGGACTTTTAAACATTGTGCTTAGTTCTTTTCTAGTTAAACACTCTTTAGCCTTTAAAGAATGTATTTTTTTTGTTAATTGTCTTTTCTCTTTCATTAGTCGCCTATATTAAATGAGTGTGCCATCGGGTTTTCATACTCTTCAACTTCTAAATCAAATAAGTTATTAATAACCTTTTCTAAATCTCTTGTTTTCTTTTCGTTTAACGTGATATATTCTTGTTTGTCTAAATCTAACAAACATAAGTTAGTAACTAATACTTCACTATCTTTAAAATCTAACTCCCAATCAAACGTAATTTGATAACCTTTCAACGCTCTATCGTAAAAACCTTTGCTATCCTGCCAATCTACCATATAAGAGTTTCTGAACTCCTTTAAAAACTTTCTGTACTTAATGTTGTAATCCGATATTTTCATAATGTTTTTTTTACAAATATAGTTATTTTTATTTAACAAACAATAAAAAGTTAAACTATTATTGCAATAAAAAACCTATCTAAGTTAATAAATAGGTTTAATCAAATGACTTTATCTGGTACGATTAATTAAAGTTCGTATAAAGTACTGTTAAGCAAATGTAATTAAAATATGTGAGTTAATCTAGCTACTTGTCCGTGTTTTTTATGGTGCAGAAATGCTTCAACTGCTTTTGGTGCGCCTGTATAACCATTTCTGCAATGCCAACTATCAGTACCACTAGGACTTCTTAAACTTTCTACCGTTACATTTATATAGTCTTTAGCCGTTTTGTGGTGTACGTGATGTGTATAATAGTATCTATGGTCGCACTCTCCCCAATACTGTTTTGCTTCAATGCTCATCAAACTCCCTAAATCTTGCTGTTTTGCGCCGTCTCCGTGAGTGCTTCCAATTAAGTTTGTGCCGTATTTATAGTATTTTCTATGTGCTATTGATACATCAAAATTTATGTTTTTATTATTCCTAAAATGACTAGCAACAACATCGCATAAAAAGAAACCATTTGTATAATCGTGGTTACTTGGGTTATAAACAAAGTGAACGTCTGCAACTTGTAAAAGCATTTCTAAAACATCAACGTAAAGCTTTTTAGCAATTAAATAGTTGTCGTACCACATACCGTCAGTATCTTGTGGAGTTCCACTTGTTGTTGTTCTTTTCGGTGTGTCAATATGCAATATATCATTACCACCAATAAACAAAACCTTATCTATATTAAATCCTTTTGCTTTATCTATTAAGCCTTTTACTCCTTCAATAACTCTTTTAACTGCTATTTGACTATTGTAATCTTCTCCCGTTTCAAAACTAGAAGCTAGTTTACCAATATGGATGTCTGATGGGTCAACAACTAACAAATGACCATCAATAACTTCTTTTCTTTTTAGTTTTGGGTATTTAGGCGAGTAGTTTTTCAAGTCTTTTATAAGCAATTCCTTTAACTCTAAAAAAGATTTTTCTTTCCCCTCTATGTAAAAAGGATTTTTAACAAAAACACTAGAACCTTTGTCTTTTTTCCATAAGTGCTTAACTGTTGTTTTGTCAACGTCTAATTTTTCACAACTATCTATAACTCCTTGACTCCTTATATCTACTAATTCTTTATATTGTTCTTTAGTTATCCTATACTGACCCGATTCGGTTATATTAGTTATTCCCAATAACTTCGCGTGAACTTCTTTTATCCTAGTTTTTATCTTGCTCATATATTGCAAATATAACTATTTAATGTTAAACGTTTTTAACCATTCTTTAACATCGAAACGGGGGCAACTTTTTTTAACACCATCAAAATCTCTATGACCTTGTATTATTGCATCTGGGTATTTATTACGCAACATCTTAACTAAAACCCTTTGCGCTTCTTTTTGCTCTTCTGTGCGGTCGTCTTTATCTTTACCGCCAATATAACTAATATGTATAGAGACAGAATTATAACCACGTACACCGTTTGTAATTTCGCTTTCATCTGCTAGTTGATGTATTACTCCATATTTATCAATTAAGTAATGATAGCCGACTGACTTCCATTTTAATCTATTTTTCCAATAATTTAAAATGCTTTCTACTCTTGCGTTTTGACTTGTCGCTGTACAATGAAGTACTATGTATTTTATATCTCTCATTTTAAAATAGATATTGCGGTTGCTCCTATTGCAACCAATGTTAACTTAATAATGTCTTTATTTTTCTTTTTAATCTTACTTTTCTTCGCTTCAATTATAGTGTCTTTAGCTAATATGATATTTTGCTTAGTGTTAATAATTGTATCTTGCTTACGTATCACAGTATCTTGCTTATAAATTATAACCTTTTGAATTTCAATAATTTTAACAGTATCTGTTACCGTGTCTAATTTATACACTAGCTTGTCTATTTCTTGTTTATCTACTCTAACAACCTCTTTAATACGGTCAACATAAACAATACTATCTTGTATTCTTGTCTCAATTTCTTTAACCGTTTTATTTTTTACCACCTTTGGACTACTTATAAAAAAGTAGAAAAGTATAAAACCTAATACTATCAATATTGTATTTATATTTATTTTCACTTAAATACCTTTTTGATTTTCTCGCTTATTAACTCAATTACTAAGTCTAGTAAATTCTCTATATGGTCTGTAAACTCATTACTTAAGTAACCAATAGAAAAGCTAATTAACATAGATGTTCTATTGCTTATGTCTTCGATAAACATTGGTATTATATCCATTGATAAGTAAGCGAGTAAACCTCCTATTATCATATTCACAATAATAGTTCTTATCTTGTGTCTTTTCTTCGCACCTTTAAGTATTGCACCAACTGCACCAATACTACCTGCAATTATGTTGGGGTCTGTTTTCATTTCTCTAATTTTTTTAAATAATTATCTAATGCATTATCTACATCTTCATTTGTCCAAGTGTTGTTAACGTAATCAAAAAAATCGCATTCATGCATTATATTTATATTTTTTGATTTTATTATTATAATTGGTTGAAATTTATTCATTATTGGATAATCAACTATTTTATATAGTATCACTTCAAAATCTTCAATTAATAACCCTTCGTAATTTGGTATTTCTATTCTCATAATTTTTTTTAATATGTGTGATTTCTAACAAATAAAGCATTTCTAACATAGTTAGCGAAAGCAATGTTAAATATTCCTAAATTTTGAAAAATACGGTAACAAGTTGTTGAATTTAGAAGTTGATTTATAATAAGTTCAACAGATGTAGGAGTTCCAAAAATTGACCTATCAGGAAGTAAGTGACCAGGCTCTTGAACAGGTACTATCTCATTTAAGTTGGCAACTCTAAACCCATTATAAGAGCCTATGTTTAAATTTGGTGCAAACGCTATATGATTTGGTAGATTTCTATTTGTTCCATAAGTTAATTTATAACCTAATTTAGTAGCATTATCTACAACATAATCAGGAGTACTCCCATCTGTATTATCGTTAAAAAAACCGCCTAAGTCATTTGTGAATCTTACTGTGTTGCCGTAAGGATTAGTAAAATCTAATGTATAAAAATCAACCAATCTACCTGCTTGAGTTTGCCCATCGTCTCCCATTATTAAACTTGGGTTACCTGTTTTAGTAGGGTTATACAAACCGTCTGGCGTTGGTGTAGCAGGAGTACAAACAAAAGGTGTCATAGCTGGAACTGTTGTCGGTGTTCCGTCAGTATCTGTATGAGTAACATCGGGCAATTCTACAAATCCATTAAAAGTATCTATTTGAATAAACGTATCGTCAGAGTTAGTAGTTCTTACGTTTGCTATTTCAATATCTCCACTTCCTGCGTATTCCACTCCACTATCTATATAATCGCCATTAGTGTCAACACCTCTAAATGTAAAAGGTTGTGTAGCTGGTAAATTCTCAATAACCGCCGTTTCCCCCTCTCCTTGAAAAGAAATAACACTATCGGGAATATTTACAATATCTCCACTTTGTGCCGTTTCTGAATAACTGTTATCACTATTTGTTATTGTTACGTCTTCAAATGGTTCATTTAAAGAGCATTCAAAACTTCCACCGCTTGGAACTTGTATTATAGTTGTTCCGTCACTATCTGTAACGGTAACAGGCTTACAATCTACTTCGCTTATTCCTGCATCTTCAAAAGGTATTGAACACGCATTATAGTTAAAAGGTTGATTTAGTGTTATTGTTATTTTCCACCCTGTCAACTCGTCTTGAAAACGCTCTGTGAAACTACTTAAACTACTTTGTTTGTCAACGTTTACAGTGTACCATTTGCCGTCGTTTAACTGCTCTAAATAACTTACTGCATCCAATATTATTTGTAATGTGTCGCTCTTAACGTCGTTCTCGTTGCTCTCACCTTTGTTTACTAAATCCATACAAAGCAAATCAAAAGTTAACCCTACTTTTCCTTGAGTTGTGTTTGCTCCTGCATCTACTAGAAAAGCTAAAGGATATAAAGCATCATTAAATGAATCCCTTTCGATTGCCTCCCACAAATCCCCATTTTTAAACTCCTGTACTTGGTAATGACCTTTAAAGAAATTACTTAGTACTTGTATTATTTGATTGTATGTTATCATTTTTTGGCTTTTGGGCGCTTAAATATATTAATAATTTTTTGTCGATTTTTCTCATCCTAAAAATATTGATGTTGTAAAGTTGTTTCTATTCGGCTTTATGTCGTCGTCATCGTCATTTAAAATATATTCGGGGAACAATAACTCATTAGCACAAAGATAACGTGTGACGTCTTGACTTCTTACTTCTGCTTTATACTTCCATCTATTCATTTCTTCCTGCATAACAGTATAACTTATTGGTTGTGCGTTATCACTATCCTTTGTTGCTACGCTTTTATTCCTGTATTGATATAAAAGAGTTGGTACGCTTTCCATCATTACCCATTTTAACAAGGCTTCGCTTACATACTCTTTAAGTAATGTTAAATAATTACCTGTTAAAGAATCGTTAAGAATATCGTTAAGTATTTTGTTATACAAGTCTGTACCTAACAACGGTTTTATATAATCCCTTTGCGCATCCCAAATGGTAGAGCGTAAAAGTTTTACATCTACATTTTCATCAATAGTAGAATTATCTTTTACAAACTTTTCAGTTATCATTAATGCTTTAACCATTCTTATTTCTTTTTTAGTTTAACAGTTCTACCTTGCCAAATATGGCGACAATAAGGAGTAGTAACTCCTGTCTTTGGGTTATTATACCAACCGCCTCTATTTTTCCATACATCAGTTCCAAATTGATTGGTTAATAAATCTATTTGTTTTCTTGAATAACTTCTACCGTTCATCATTGATAAACAAAAATCTCTACTTTGAGTTTGTAATTTTGGCGCATCGGGTCTAACAACATATTTATAAACAGTTATTAACTCGCTTTTGTCTCCTTTTTTAGTTGGTGTTATACGTCCGTCCTTTTCAGAGATTAAACCCTCATTTCTAAGTAGAATTAACCGCTTAGTTGTCTCCGCTTCTGTTTCCCCAAGTATTTCGGATAACTCTGCTATGCTTAGTCTAGGGTTATCCAATATAATAGATAGCAAGTCTTTAGTTAGCCCTGTAACTGCAAAAGTGAAAGGATTGTAATTAGTGTCTAGTATTTCTACTACTTCTATTTCATCCTCTGTAAAACCTAACTCATTATATGCGTTGGTAAAGTTTTCGTTTATAGAATTAAACCTACTTTTAAAACTTTCTTTTTCCAAAGGCTCATAACCCATTAAAGCACGTCTTTCGTCTTTGGTTAAATCTTGTAATATATCTTTAATGCTTAACTGCTCTTTTATTTGCTCTAGGTTTTCAATATATAAAGGTTTGCCCCAACCGTTTAAACTACAACCTAAGTTAAATAACTCTTCAAAGGTTTCTTGCCTTGGGTTAGCGTATGAATTTTGAAAATGCTCACTAGCCGTTCTTATTTCGTCCGCATTATTAGATAGTCCACCCTCTGAACTAACACCAAACAAAACAGGATTAACGCTTTCGTGAGCTGTAAATATACTTTCTCTTACTTGCTTGTTTAAGTTAATGAACCTTTCGTCCTGTCCGTTATCGTTAAGTGGTGTAATCTCTACTCCTTTAGCATCTGTTTTATTAAATGATAAAACTATTCCCCCCGCCTTGTCAGCACCCCCAAATTTCTGTTTGTACTTTCTTTCAATCTCTTTTTTAACCTCGTCCGTCGGGTCTCCATTATAAAAACTTACTAGCGTTCCACCTTGAAAACCATTTGAAGTATTAGAAGCGACAAAAGTACTTATATCAATGTCCGCGCTAATATAATTAACCCCTGCCAAATATGGTGGGTTTGGGTACTCCTGTAAATTAGGTCTATAATCTTTATAATAAATTATACTATCGCTTTCTTTTTTTGTTTCGTCAAACTCTTTAAAAACCTCATAATCTTCGTTAATCTCTGGCTTTCTGCTAGTCCAATCATTAGTAAATGCAAACCCTTTATTATCTTTTAGTACTCTAATCTTACTAAAGTCTACGTGATAGAAATAAACCTTTGATTTATCTTTACTCCAAACAGGGCGAACCGCATATCCTCCAAAAGTCTCCCTGTCGTCTGCTAACTTCTTTAGTAATTCGTTTGCACTTTCATTACCTACATTATTAAGCCAACTTTTTATTTGTGTAGAATCTGAAAGGCTAACATCCTTATTGTAATGAAGTCCTTTACCTGCTATAAATTTAACCTTACCGTTTACTATTGCGTTGTGAATAGCCGAACGATTACGCAAATCAATAAGAAAATCACAATACCTGTTTTTATACTTTTTATCCGTACCCCATATAATATAATCCTTTGATTTTTCTTCCTTATATGTAGGCGGTTTGTGAGCATCAAAACTCAAAAATATTAAATTATTACTACTCATAAGTTTTAAATGTAGTTGTTTGTTCTTGTCTAGCGAACTCCTGTTTTTC